TGCAGGGGATTAACGTTGTTGCAATCGGAATAACCCAGTCGCGAATAGGATTTTTCTTATCCTTTTCTGCATTCTTGGCTATTGCCTCAGTCAACACGTTAATGTTCTCTGCAATTACCTTTCTCTCGTTTGCATCGTAGCACATCTGCAAATGTCTAAGTTCCAAAGATAATGATTTCTGAAGTTCTGATTTAATCTTCTCTTCAGCCTCTTTCTTTGCCTTTCTCTTTTCAAACATCTGACATTCTCCTTTACTAAAAATATTAAAGCTTTTATGCTTCATTATAGTCACTGTTTATGCTGCGAACCTGAGTATTTTACATCAAAGTCCACAGAACCTCTCTTTTTAAGCTCATCAACATTAATATATAGCGATAAACCAAGGTCTGCTCCATTATCTGTATCAACCACAACAAGGGTTCCATCTGGTTCCTTATGCGGATTCCGTAATACATTCAGTACATATGAGACGACAAAGGTAAATAATAGCAAATATAACCAGAAATACTTATCGTTAATGACTAAATGTGTTATTTTTATAGTGATAAATGCTGAAATCCCAACTGCAATCATGCTCCAAATTGCGTTTTTTACAGATTCAAGACGATTCATAAAATATAAACTCCTTTCTAATAGCAAATAATTATGTGATATAAAAAGAAGAGGCCTTGTTTTTAGACCTCTTCCTTAGAATGTTAAACATTAAAAATATAAATCAAACTTTCTTTGTATACGCAAGGCAAATCCAACCCGCACCAGACTTAAGCTTACCCCAAGTCTGTGAACCGACTTTCTTTTCGGCGGTAATCGTGTAAACCTCGCCGTACTTGATAGTAGTGGCTATGCCGTAGTTTATACCAGCGCCCTTACGAACGTTAAGCCCATTCTTAGCGGTAACTTTAACCTTGTAAGACGTGGCTGAGGTTGTCTTAGTAGTGTCAGTTGTTGTGTCGGTAGTCTTAGTGGTCGTCCCGCCAAGCTGTTCCGTGACCTTTTCCGCTAAATCCCCGAGACGGTTGTACAGCCAATCACCTGGGCAAGCCTTGGCAGCGAACCAACGGTGTACTGTGAGAACCATTTCGTTTGACTTAGGCGAATAATTCAGTGTTTTAGTCTTATCGCCGAGCCAAAGCAGCTTAGTTTTGCCATTGCGCTTGCAAATATCCACGCAAAGCTCAATCAGCGAATTGTAAACAGCATTGTTCATGGTGTAGGGGTGCATAGTGTCGGAAGCGCACTCAATTGTCACTGCCCTCTGGTCGTTTTCGTTTGATGAACTGCACCATGAGCGGTTATCCTCGTTTACGCACAGTCCGACTTTACCATCTTTGCCGATACAATAGTTACAGCTCGCCTGACGTGATGTGCTTGCGAAGCCGCTAAGAATTGTTTCAACCGTCTGCTGTCCCACAACACAATGAGGTGTAATGTGGTCGATAGAGTGTGTACGTTTGCCTGAATGGTTCGGGGATAATTTTGTGTAGCTGATTAGTTTACTGTTGCTCATAAAATAAGCCTCCTTATTTTTAAGTTTTGAATAGTGTATAAGCAATTGCGCCAGCAATTTGCTCAGCGATTTCATAAAATCCAGCGGTATTAGGGTGTAGCCAATCTGTTATACATCTTACTGTCTCATCTGACCCTTTGTAAATGTTTTTCATTTGATAGGGTGAAAAATGTACACTATCAAATAATAATGCTATATCAACATATGTGCAGAAAGAGGAATACAATGAACCATTACATAAATCAGAATATCCAGCATTCATGGCAACTACAAGCTTATTAAACGCAAGTGCGTTTATAGATGTTTGTATATTATTTGCATATTTTTGTCCGACACAGAATACTTTGCAATCAGGATACTGTGTATGAACTATATCCACGAGGCTTTTCATTCTTTCTACCGTTGTTTGTGCTATTGTATCGTATTGTGAAATTCCAGTAATCAAGTCGTTTACGCCACATTCAATAACAACGATGTCAAGTTCGTCATCATTTGTATATTGTGACATATAATGTTTTACCGAAACTTCCCCATCATAAAGGAAAGGATTATTCCATGTTGTTTCTGGTCTACCTTGCGAATTATCAGTTTTAATATAATCCATTAGAGTAATGCCACCTACACCACAGTTTTTGCAAGTTATATCGTCGTTCGTATCTTCCTTATGCCCGACGAAGTTTAAATTACTCAGTCCTAAATCAATCGTAAGATTTCTTTTTATTTCGCATGGCAATACGCCCATATCGGTAAAACTATCGCCGATTATTAATACATTTTTCTCTGCGGATGGATTTGTTAATTCATCTTTTTTAATAAACTTAGCCCAGAGTGTTTTTGAAAAATATGTTTCTCCTGTAACTTTCCCCTTGATGTATACGGGAGTACCTTCGCCTTCATCGCTAATTACGATTGCATCGTTACCCTTATTCGTGTATACTGAATACTCGTTTTGTTCCGTATAAAAATCATCAATATTTTTTCCGATGATAAGATTTTCGATTGGAATTTTTCGCGGTCTCGACAAACGATTTTTAATGCCATAGATGGTTGACGGGCAGAAGAAAGTTACAGCTTTTTCAAAGCTGGTTCTTTCTGAAGACGTTTCAGCCATTTTGTAGGCTTTTTCTGCATTAAAATTATCTTTCAGTATTGTTTGACCATATGGAATAAAATCGGACGGAATATCATTATTTATGGTGACCATAACAACTTCCGACCATGTTCCCTCAATTTCATTATTTGTATATGTATAGCAACAAAGGCGTACATAGGCAGTATTTTCAGGCGCAACAGTTTCAAGCTCTCTTGTATTTTCACTAGACATATATCCCATCTGTGAAAGATACTTTCTATTTTCATCGTAAAACGCAAATGAGTGTATATTAGAACCCTGATATTGATATTTTGCTTTTACTATATCTCCGCTCTTACAGGGTATAAAGCCACTAATGATAAAATTATTAGCGTCCATGATATAGCTTGTCGTGAGATTAGCAAAACGTTTTCCAATAATAAAATCGGAGTCTTCCGTATTTAATAGGTTGGCTGATACGTCAAAAGTTGCCTGATATATAGCTGTTACATCACCACTTAACTCGCTGTAATCTTCAGGAATACTCTCGGCGATTGTCTGCACGGAATCAGCCGCCGACTGTGCTGCGGTCTGAGCTTTCTCAGCGTTTTCAGCACTAGCCTGAGCTTTCTCAACAACGCCTGAAACACGTTCATCGACTGATGCTAAGATAGAACTCTCAATACCGAGAACCTTTTCAAGTGCTTCCGTTGACTCTTCATATGTCGGAATAGCCTCAGTATCATCAGTAAGTGATTCGGAGATGGAAATAGTGAAAATGTTGGATTTCTTGACATACTCAAAGGTATCACCATCTTCCTTGATAGCAATCACCTGTCCCTTAAGATCTCCAGTCATACGAAGAAGACTACCAGAAACCTCGCCAATGCCATTAACGATTGGAACATCATAAGATACGTCGTCTTTATATGTTAATCTGAGCTTATAGACATTAGCTCCTGGAGTAAGACAGCCATCCACAATAATAGGACGGCTGTTTGTTTCTCCTATATAACCTAAAAAGTCATCAGTAACAGAGGCTTTATACTCAATAGGATCGATTTTTATTCTCATTTTGAATTATTCCTCCTCGTCGTTTTTATTCATCTCATCGAGCTCCTTATCCCAATCATCCATGGCATTCATGATAGCAGAGATGCCTGCTGCGACCGCTGATACACCGACGCCAATCAAAGTAGTCTTAGCAGCGGATGTATTCGTAAAGTCAATAGTCGGAACAGCAATAGCAGCATAGCCAATAGCCGACTGCACGAACGTTCTGATTGCTCTTTTTACCCAGTTTTTCATTTATGCTCATTCCTTTCCAAATCTTCTATTCGATGATTAGCTACTTTAAGCTCTTCTTTGGCCACGGCCATGTCTTTCTCGAGTATGTAGGTGCGTTCAACGTATTGATTGTGCTTGTCTACACGCTCGGAAAGCTTGTCGATCTTGTACTCGATCAATTTCTGACTGTCATACTGAGTCTGACGCATGTCTTTACGGTTACCGGAAGCAATAATGAGTTGACATACTATTGCGGATGCCGCCGTGATGACGGCCACTATGATTGTACTTATCACACCATCACTCCTCCAACGCGAAATACTTGTTGGCAATATATGTCGTACCATCAATGATGATTTTCTGTTCTGTAGAATCAACGGTCAACGGAGAAAATATGACACTTTTCAGGTGCGGGAAATACGTATCGCTTGAAAGGCATGTCGCGCCGGATAAAGCCGTGAAATAGGTAGAGCTGTTGGTCGTAATAAACGGCGTTAAAGCCGTAGAACCCATGCCATCAATGAACATGTACGGAGTAATGACCGAATCAGAGATAGTTCCACCGATGAAACCAGTACTCGTTTTTCCGTCAGGAGTAATTATATCACTAATATAATTAAGCATATTCCCGTCTATTTGAAAAGCAACTCCACAAGATGTTTTGTACACTCTCCATAGCCTTGCGGTATCATTGGCTAATGGATTGACTATCCTTTTGACTACATTATTGTTTGTTGATACTATATCAATGTAATTGTCATAACCGCCACCAATATATCGTTTATGTTTAAGATATAGTTCATCAGTCAGCCAAAGCTGAAGCTCGGCACTGGTTGAATTGTCATCACCGCTTGTGTAAACTTCTTTTTTAAATTCGTAAATTTCCCGCAATTTAAAAAGCATTGCGTTTGCTCCGCCATCACCGGAATATCTTTCAATCGCCATAATTTAAACCTCCTCAATCTCAGCAACGCCAAAGGTCGCGTCGGGAATGCTGTCCGCCAGTACGATATTTTCAGCCATACCGCCACTCCCGCTTGACAACTTAGCCGCCCCGAGATACTGCGTGATTTTCCCGTTGTCGTCAACTGCGTAGTATACCGTGTTCTCGTCTGGGGATTCAAGCACATCGTAGTCGGACTGGCTGATCTTCATAAACGACAAACCATTTAAGCTATTTTTCAGCTCAGTAACTTCTCGAAGATAATTCTCGAATACAGACTCGCCAGATAGCTGGTCATTGCTTACTGCTGACGGCAGAACGGTTAGTATAAACCTTGTGGCAGACAAGCATGAGTCATTAGTACCAAGAAGTCTCACATCCCCATATCCTCTTCCAGCCACACCCAAAGCATGCCTAGATAGGGTAATTAATGCCTGATTATTTCCATAATCTAGGACTACTTCCTCTGTAACCATTTTACCATCTGGTCGTAGTATTCTACATTCAGCTGAAGTTGCATTGGATAAAGAGAATGTAGCCATCGTTTCGT